TTCAACGATTGCTGTGGGCTGGTGGAAAACAGTTCACGGTCGTTACGGAAAACGGGTCTATTCGAGTGCTGACGCATGAAGAGGCGAGTAAGTACAACGCAGCTCGGTTTGATGGTGCGATTGCAAAGATGCGACGATGCCACAAGAGATTAACCGCAGTCGATTGCGGTGAGTTCGACAGCGAGACAAAGACAAATCACATGAAGTCTATTCTAAAGTCGTCAAGAATTTTGACGGCTATCAAATCGACACGAGCAAGCGTGGAAGTCAAGGAGCATGTTTCTATTGTTCCGAAACGGTTTGTTAAGGGGTAGCGGCCAGGCACGGCGTGGCCGGGCGCGGATTGGCCTGGTCCGGCAAGGCTCGGCAAGGCATGGCATGGCATGGAGCGGTCTGGCTGGGCAAGGACGGGCATGGCGAGGCAAGGCCTGGCGAGGCAAGGAGCCACGTTGCGGGTGAATAAGTCGTAGCGTGGATTGTTACGGTCCGGTCTGGTGCTGCACGGCTCGGCATGGCTGGTTGTGGCAGGGTCCGGCAGGGCAGGGCTCGGCAGGGCTCGGCAGGGCGAGGAGCCACTATCAAGGCGAATAGGTTTGATGGTGGATTGTTATGGCCTGGCTCGGCGCGGCTTGGCAAGGCGCGGCCTGGTATGGCTAGGCACGGCTAGGCGCGGTATGGCGAGGATGTTTTTACTTTTAGAAAGAGTTTGAAAAATGGGTTTGAAGCAATTAGAGATTTCGATTCGTGGTGTGAGTCCGTTATTGATGCATAACGGTCAGACGGCAGATCCGTTAAACACGTTCAGCAAGCAATTAAAGGCGGTTAGCGGTAAGCGTAAGAAGACGGAAGAGGACTACGCGGAGATGAGCCGTATTGAGTGGCACGCGGCTTTATACGTTGACAAAGACGGCAAGCTGATTATTCCTTCGACGTTGCTTGAAGCATCGATACAAGATGGTGCGAAGAAGTCAAAGCTAGGCAAGGCTTTCAAGTCTGCGGTGTTCGTGAACGATGACGCGGTTCTGGATATCGGAAGCAAGAAAAAAGCTGTTGATCTTTGGGGAGACGATAAGTATCGAGACGTTCGCGGTGTTCGGGTTGGGCAAGCGAGAATCATGCGAACGAGGCCAGTGTTCAATCAATGGGCGTGTCAGTTTACGGTTTACTACGACGATGAACAGGTAAACGAAGTTGATGTGATTCGAGCAATTGAAGACGCTGGAACCAAGTCCGGTGTTGGAGATTTTCGGCCACGGTTCGGTCGGTTTGAAATTGTAGTTTAACGGCAAGGCGCGGCTGGGCGAGGCGGGGTTTGGCCTGGCGGGGTTCGGCTTGGTTAGGCATGGCGAGTTTGCTTATCGCGAGCGAATAGGTCGCGGTAAGTATTGACGGGGCTTGGGCTGGCCAGGCCTGGCATGGCGAGGCAAGGCGTGGTTTGGCAGGGTTATCTGAATCGGCTGGAAGGCAAGTCTGTAGCGGGAACAAGGTGATATGCCCTCCTTAAAAACGCTGCGTTAAGTGGGTTCGATCCCCACCCGATTCATTGGTTTAAGTTTGATGGATTCTAAGTGCAAGGAATAAAGCATGGAAAAGAATGGGAATTTGATTCTGACACGGCAAGTCAATCAGCAGATTGTTATTGCCGACGGTGAGATTGTCTTGACGGTGAAACGTATTCAAGGCAATCGTGTCACGATCGGCATCTCTGCGGCTAAGGATCTAAAGATCATGCGGGGGGAGATAGCGAACAGGAAGGATGTGGCAGCATGAGCAACAGGATGTGGGTGGATGTCACTTGGATGTTGCGCTGGATGATTCGCTCTGATCTCGATTGCGTCATGCAGATCGAAAAAGAAGTCTTCGATTACCCTTGGTCGCGCGAGGAGTTTTTGATCGCATCGCGTCAATCAAATTGTGCTTCGATGGTGGCAGAACGGAACGGAGAAGTCGTAGGTTACATGGTCTATGAACTTCACAAGGACAGAATTGAATTGCTGGACTTTGCAGTACGGCCACGGTCGCAACGGCTCGGTGTTGGTGCTGCCTTGATCGAACGATTGAAGTCGAAACTAGATCCGCAGAAACGGAGCAAGATCGTATGCGAAGTACGTGAAAGGAATCTTGATGGTCAGCTATTTTTTCGCAACGCTGGTTTCATTTGTGTCTCGATTCTTCACGGTTGGTATGCTGTCGAAGAAGAGTCCGTTGCGTATCGAATGGAGTTCAATTCAAGAGGAATTCGAAATGGCTAACTTGTACGTTAAGGTGAAGATCACTTGGTTCTTTCAAACGTCTCCAGCTTCCTTTTCGTTCTATGCCGATCCGAATTGCGATGCGTTTACGAGTGGCAGATTCGACGATTCGCGAACGCATTACGCAGTCGTGGAGATCGTCGGTAATGAAGCGTTGACTCTATCGCGACTCAAGTTGGATCTCGCGGAAACGTTTCGTCATCGAGCTGTTGTCTGGGATGTCAAGCCGATTCGAAAGTATGAGTATCTGGAAGGTATTCAGAGGCTGAAGGAAGAGGAGTGTAGGGCGTGACAGGACCGAAAGACCAGCAAAACAAAACCGGCTACGGTCCGAAAGGTGGCAATAAAGATCCGAGAATTCGTGAGGCTAGAAGTTTACGAAGTCGAGGTAAGACAGACGCTGACCTGCTAGCACTAGGCTACACACGCAACGAGATAGCAAGATCCTTTATTCCGAACTCAGTATCGAAACATGCACGGTGCAGAGTCTGCGGCTGCAAGGCGATACTGAACGAAGATCGTGTTTGTATGGGTTGCGAGCTTGTAGCGAAGATCAAGCGTGAAGGAGTGCAAGAGCCGGAAGTTTACGAACCAGTGAAGAAAGGACGACCTCCAATCGTGAGGCCGGTAAATATGGATCATCCCGCAATTATCAGGAGCAAGAATTGAATGCCGAAGAATTATGAAGCGATTGGAAAGTTGGTGACCTACATCAACAACGGATACAGCGAAACGGATTGTCTAGCAATGGGCTACAACCAAACGGATGTCGATGCGGCTATTGAGCGAATTATTATGCACGGCAACGGCGGAATAACGTATCGCTGCAAAGAGTGTGGCTGCAAAGCGACGAGAGTCAATCAACGCAGGATGTGCAAGGCTTGCGAAATGAAGAATTCGTTGGTGGCAAAATGAAGTACCAGGAATTCATAGCTAAAAAGCGAAAGCCAGTGGAGTCTACTGGATTCAGCGTTGACGAAAACGACTTGAACAGCAATTTATTCGACTGGCAAGCGAGGATTGTGAAGTGGTCATTGATGCGTGGTAGATCGGCTATTTTTGCGGACTGCGGATTAGGGAAGACACTATGCCAATTAAACTGGGCTGAGCACGTCTATAATTACACGCAAAAGCCGATCGTCATTCATACGCCGGTTGGAGTTCGTAAGCAGACGCAACGCGAAGCGGACAAGTTTGCTATCGATTGCGAAGTCAAGGTAGTTGACGAACCGCGTGAAGTCATCAACGGCATCAACATCATCAACTATGAAAAGCTACACAAGTTTGAGGACGTAGATTTCGGCGGCGTTGTCCTTGACGAAAGCTCGGTACTTAAAGGACTGACAAGCAAGACGCGTCAGCTACTAACCGAACGATATGTTGGAATGCGATTTAAGTTGGCATGTACGGCGACTCCCGCACCAAACGATCACATGGAGCTTGGGAATCATGCGGAGTTCTTAGGGGTTTGTAATTCCGTGGACATGCTTAATCGCTTTTTCTATCACGACTCAGGCGACACTGCAAAGTGGGTACTGATGGGGCACGCTCGTAAACAATTTTGGGCGTGGGTTGCTCAATGGGCGATTTGCATTGCTAAGCCTTCAGACATAGGAGGCAGCGATAAAGGGTACGACTTGCCAGAACTTAATGTTGAGCGGCATTTCGTTTCGGTAGAAAACGAAGTAGCAACTGATGGATTTTTATTCAATGTAGCTGGCATTTCGGCTACGTCGATCCACGATGAGAAGCGACAAACGAACGAGTCGCGATGCAAGAAGGCTGCTGAACTTCTTAAGAACATTGATGGGCCTGCGATTATTTGGTGTGACACTAACTATGAAGCGGACGAATTGAAGCGAGTGATTCCAGAAGCGATAGAAGTACGCGGCACACTCAAAGACTCTGAGAAAGAACGTTTGCTATTTGGGTTTTCCAATGGTGATTATCGGGTATTGATATCCAAGGGTTCTATTGCAGGCGTCGGAATGAATTGGCAACATTGCAACAATATGATCTTCGCAGGGCTAGGTTTCTCTTTTGAAGTCTTCTACCAATCGATTCGTCGTTGTTGGAGGTTTGGCCAAACGAATGCTGTTAACGTGCACGTCATCCTGGCTGAGTCGGAATCTGCTATAAATTCGGTAGTCGCTAGAAAAGAAGCAGACTTCGACGCCATGCGATGCGGGATGTCTGAAGCGATGCGTGACGCAACTCTCGATCAATTTGGCTTGCGAGAGGGCAAGACGTTTTACAAGCCAGCAAAAAAGATGTTAGCTCCGAGTTTTATTCACAATCATATTTACAGTTAGGACAATCATGGAAGAAGTATTGGCACAGCATCAAACAGAGTCGTTCGCAATGTACAACGGTGACTGTTGCGAGTTGATTAAAAGCCTACCAGACGAGTCGGTTGGATTCAGTGTTTATTCTCCACCGTTTGCATCGCTTTATTGCTATTCTGACAGCGAACGTGACATGGGAAACTGCGAAAGCGATGAAGAGTTTTTTGAACACTACAAGTACTTGATTCAAGAGATATATCGAGTACTTAAGCCAGGGAGATTGGTGGCTGTCCACTGCATGAATCTTCCTAGTACGATTCAGCATAATGGCTATATCGGCATTCGTGACTTTCGAGGCGATGTGATCAGAAGCCACGTGCACTCTGGGTTTATTTACCATAGTGAAGTTTGCATATGGAAAGATCCAGTAACGGCAATGCAGCGGACTAAAGCATTGGGATTGCTGCATAAAACAATAGTAAAAGATTCTTCGATGAGTCGTCAGGGGATACCAGACTACGTTTGCGTTTTTCGGAAGCCAGGAAAGAATGCAGATCCCATTGAAGGTGGGTTCGATCATTACGTAGGAGATGAGTTTACAAGCACTGGAAATTATTCAATCGACGTTTGGCAACGCTACGCGTCTCCAGTTTGGATGGATATTAACCAAAGTGACACACTCAACAGAAGGACGGCACGGGACAACGACGACGCGAGGCACATATGCCCACTGCAGCTTGGTGTGATTCATCGCTGTTTGCAATTATGGAGCAAAGAAGGGGACGTAGTTTTGTCGCCGTTTGCTGGCATAGGCAGTGAAGGGTATGAGTCCATCAAGATGAATCGCAAGTTTATTGGATTTGAATTGAAGGAATCGTATTACAAGCAGGCGATTAAGAATTTGGAATTGGCTATTAAGGATCGCACCAAATCGCAAGAGATGATGTTGTTTACATGATCTCCGACGAACGCATTAAGGCAATTGAGCAAGCTGCAAGGCTATACGGTCCTGCAAATTGCTGGACAGGAACGAGCGGAACATTGGCCGCGATGATTATGGAGTTACTCAAAGAGAGGAAACAAATGAACAGACAAGCACGACTAGAAGGATCAACGCGCTGGACAAGTTATGGAGCTGCTTCATTTTTATACGCGATCAAAGAGGAGGCTAGTAAGTCCTCCAAACGTAACAGCCTGGGTGAAGCTACATGGGTGATTGAGTGCAGGGACGAAACGGAACCAGAAACAATTGATACGTTTGAAGTGCAAACGTCGATCCACGCAGAAGTTTTAAATCCAAGAAAGGGTGAATAAGAATGAGTTTGATAGTACCAGAGAATTTAGACCTGTCGAAGCTGGAAGTAGCCAGCGTCGATCTGAGTCAACAGTATTGGACACCGGAAAAGGTCGGTGAGAAGAGACGTATGTTTTTCAGTTGCGTCCAGGAACGTATCGTTCTGGATCAGAAGACTGGTGAGGATATCTTGCTTCCTTGTGCGGTGTTTGTCGAGCCGATCGATGGCGAGGTGAGAACAGTAGTGAACGGTTCGAAACGGTTGGTGGCGGTGTTTGAGAACAACGAGATACCAGTCAATACTCCTGTGCAGATCACGTACAAAGGGAAGAAGAAGAATCGGACGAATGGGAATATGTCGGATGACTGGTCTGTGGTGACTTTGAAATAAGGAGGTGAAGAATGATTGATTTAGAATCAATGAAGGAAGATGTTGCCATCGTCGATCGAGACGAAGCAGCTCGCGAAGAATGGTTATTGAAACGTGCGGGCAAGATTACTTGTAGTCGCTTCGGTGATCTCATGGGAGAGGGTAGGGAGAAGGGTGCGGCGTTTACGCAGACGGGTTACAACTACCTTCGTTTATTGGTAGCTGAGTCGCTTGGTTCGTGGTATTCGATTTCGGCTAGTGCGACGAAGTGGGGTACAGAAAACGAACCGTTAGCGATCGACGAATACCGTGCGAGAACTGGCTATGAAGTCGATTCAAGACCGTTCCAGTACTTTCACTACAACGCTTGGATTGGTGGAACTCCTGATGGGTTAGTCGGTGAAGACGGGTGCATTGAAGTCAAGTGCCCCTACGATCCATCTGTGCACGTTAAGACGCTACTCAGTCGAGAAGTGCCAAAGGAATACGACTGGCAGACGGTGGGGCATCTGTTAGTTACTGGTCGCAAGTGGTGCGACTTCGTAAGCTACGATCCTAGGATGCAGAGTCCGCAAAACTTAGTCGTGATTCGTGTCGAACGGAGCGAGCCGAGGATTGAGTTTTTGAAGTCTAGATTGATGCTGGCTATAACCGTGCTGGATGAGATGTTCGTTGCAGCCACGAAACAATCCGATGGCGTCGGAGCGTCTTGAAACGGGACGCGAAACGCTGGTGAGCACTAGAGCCGTGGTTAACTTCATTGCCGCAATCGGTGCAGCAGGGAGGCTACATCTCAGAGGAAGAGCCGTCCCTGCAATGGAGCGTGATTGGATCTCGGCACAAAGAGGGCTGCAAGCTCCGTTGCCGATTGGGTTCGATTCCCAACCGCTCGCTTCGAACGAACCGAGAGGAAAGAATGAACGCAATACAAGAAGCATTGGCGACGATTAGGGAATGGCAAGTGCGAGATCCCGAGACGCGATTCCTGGATGGTCACAGCATGAGCGGAGACGAAGCGTGGCTAGCATGTTTACGCAAGGTCCGCACGATGTTGGAGCAAGTGTGTAGCAAGCATTGCATCGCAGAACTAGCAAAGTCAATGGACGACATGGCGGATACGATGGACGATCTGCATGACGAGCTAGACGAGTTTGATACAGGAACCGGCGAACGACGCCAGTTGTATTTGTTGCTGCGGACAATGCACGAGACGTTGAGCAAGTCCGCATAACGTCAGCGATCATCGAGTCGCGGAAAGAAATCTATGGCCAAACCAAACGACGCAGACCGCGACTTCGATGGATCGCATTGTTCTGCGTCCTGTGTCCATCCGTTTTATTGCACCGCATTTTCCACAACACCCCAGGAGCCAATGATGAGCAAACAAAGATTGAGCAGGCGAGAATTAGAGCGATTGCTTTACGACGCTAGTGAGGCATTGAACTCTGTTTTGGAAGATTGCTTTCCGACGACGCCGGAAGGCGTAGCGGCGATGGAGGAACAACATCGCCAAGAAGGTCCGATTGAGTTGCCGGAATCATTACGCGATGCTTCAAAGGTTTTGGAGCGGATTAAGAACATGAACGGTGGCGAGTAGGTACGCAGAACACCCAGGATCACCAAGCCCCCGCAGTGATCCTCCCAATTTAGAAACGCACCATCGGGGGCTTTGGTGCATCCGTTGGTTCTACCGCAATTTTGGTATCTTGTGCATTGACACGAAACTCCAGGACGATAGAATGAGCAGCAAGGAGATCAAATCATGTTGCGAGAAGTATTCAATCAGTTTTGCGAAACACTTCCGAAGGCAGACGACAAGTTCGTTTCGGTTGATGTTGACATTGTGGAGACGCGAGAAAAGGCGGTTTTGGTCGAATCAATGACCGGAACGCACGCCAAGCGTCAGTGGTTGCCCAAAAGCCAGTTGGCGGCTCGGGATCGCGGGAAGGTGTTCGGCTTTGGTTTGGCGGTCAAGCGATCGTGGATCGCAAGGCAGAAGTTGTGGTGGATGACATGAGCAGGCCACTGAAGCCAGAAGGCGAGAAGTACAAGACGCCCCAGCGTCAACTTGGTCGCGTCAGCGACAAAGACTGGGAGACACTGAAAGCGGCAGCGGCAAAGCGTGGAGAGACATTTTCAGCGTGGGCGTTGGCAGTTCTCAAGCGTGCCGCTAAACGGGAATTAGGGCGGTAGAACGTCAGCGATAACCGAGGCGATTTTTAAGGAGAGAACTATGGAAGACGAAAAAGGCAGACCAATGACGTACTGGGGTGGCACACCTGAGAGTAAATCGCCTTCGGTTGATCGCGTTGTTAGCACGCGGGCAGGCTGGCGATACTTCGATTGCGAAGATTGCGGCCACCAATGGTGGGAAACAACGCGGGACAGGTTCAGCCCAAGCGGAACAGATTGCACGTGCTGCAATGCGTGGGTGTACCCAAGCGACCGAAAAGACGATCCGCAAGTGCTGACAGATGCGAACGGCAATGTCTGGAATTACGAAGTTCTCACGATCAAAGTGGGCATTAGTCCGTCGTGCTAACGCTTGAATTCATTTAGCCCGAGTAGTCCACCCTCACTACTCGAAACGGCTCACCGAGGGCTTAAATGGAATTCTTTGTTATGCCGTTATCGGATCAATTACCTGAATCATTTTCGGATTTAACGGACAGAGAGATTCAAATAGCGTGCCGCTTCGCACTGGAGATAATTAAGGGCATTGCTTGGTTTCCTCTCCCGGTTGGAGTCGGGGAAGAAAGGTACACAGACGAGCAAATGAAGTACGTCGCGAGAGGACACGAATCGGCATGGGAGACTGGCCGAGATTTAGTGTTGCCTATCTACGTTCAAAAGATGGAAGAGACACGAGCGATTGAAAACGTCAATTACGGGAAATCGTAATCGGCATAACCAAATAATCTATTGAGTTCCATATATCACGGTGATATGTGGAATTTACCATAACACGTCATAACAACCGGATATGTTGAATCAACAACCACTAGAGGGGCTGTTAAGGTAGCACGATGCCACGAATCAGGACGATCAAGCCGGAATTTTGGACGAACGAGCAATTGGCATTGTTGTCTTTGCACGCGCGTTTGTTAGCGATTGCGTTGCTGAATTTTTCAGACGACGAAGGATACTTTTTGGGGAATGCTTCGTTGGTTCGAGCTTCGTGTTTTCCATTCGAGGATTGTTCCAAGAACGTT